CGGCTGAAGCACTTTTCTTCATAACATCTGCTGGTTTAAGAGGTAGTGATGCAATGGAAGTATTAGAGGCATCATTAAAAGCAGCGGCTATTGGATTAGGTGAAACCAAGACAATATCTGATTTAGCGACATCTGCCCTTAATGCGTATGGCTCTGCAAACCTTTCTGCAACTGAAGCGACTGATGTCATGGTTACAGCAGTTAGAGAAGGTAAGCTAGAGGCTAGTGAACTTGCTCAATCTATGGGTAGAGTTTTACCATTAGCTTCAGCAATGGGAGTTGAGTTTCATGAAGTTGGGGCGGCATTTGCGGCACTTTCTAGAACTGGTACTAATGCGGCAGAGGCATCTACACAAGTTAGAGGAATACTTGCATCATTATTAAAACCTACTCAACAAGCAGAAGAAGCGTTGTCAGAAATGGGTTTATCTTCAAAAGAATTAAGATTACAATTAAGAGAGAAAGGTTTATTATCTACATTACAAACATTACAAAAAAACTTTGAAGGTAATGATGAAGCATCTTCTAAAGTCTTTGGTAATGTAAGAGCATTATCAGGAGTATTAGATTTAATGGGTGCTAATGCAGAAGGCACAGCAGAAATATTTAATTCTTTAACAAATTCATTAAATGCTACAAGTGAAGCATTTGAAGTTGTAGAAGAATCAGTATCACAAAAATTAGATAAATCTATAGCAAAATTAGGGAATGATACAATACCTTTTTTTCAAGGTGCATTATTAGTTGTTACTGATACTTTAAATGGTTTAATTTCTACTTTTCAAATTTTAGGTGATGTAGGTGGTCCGAGTGGAGATTTAAAAAGACAAATTGATGCAAATAAAAAATCTTTAGATGAATTTACTGCTTCAGGAAAGCAAGCATCTAAAGAAATGAAAAAATTGTTTGCACTTCCTTTTGATTCATTATTAGGTGATGATAAAGATAAGCAAGAAGATTTGTTACTTGCAAATATTTTAACATTTGAAAAAGGAGAGGATAAACCTAAAGAAGTATTCAATACTTTGGAAGAATTTAATAAAACTTTTAAAACAAACTTCAAAGATTTATCAGAGATTACTAATGAAGTTCAGTTTGAATTATTTTTATTAAATGATACTGCAAATCTTTTAACAACAACAACAAGAGGAATGGCAGAAGGTTTAGATTTTTCTAAACTTAAATTATTAGATTTTAAATCAGTTGTAGAGGATACTGCTAAAATGCAAAAACAATTTGCATTAATATCTAATGTAGTTACTGCTGGAATGAATTTATTTTTTGATGCTTTAAATAATCCTGAAGGTTTTGATAATTTTCTTAAAGGAATTAAAAAAGTTATAGTTCAATTATTAAAACAACTAGCTATAATGACTGCAATTTCTGCGATTTTTGCATTAGTAACTGGTAAGAGTTTTGCAGATGTATTCAAATCAGTATCAGGTTTAGGTAAACCTTCTGAAGGCTTTAAATTATTTGCACAAGGTGGAATCGTAACAAGTCCAGTTGCTGGTATAGTTGGTGAAGCTGGACCGGAAGCTGTAATACCTTTAAATAGATTACCACAAATGTTAGGTGCTACTTCAGGGAGTACAAGGGGAGAGTTTACATTAAGAGGACAAGATTTAATTCTAGCTTTAGAAAGAGCTGGTGATTTTAGAGCAAGAATAACTGGTTAATGATATGGCATACGGTGAATTATATAGAGTTAATTTCTTTGACCCTGATGAACATAAGTTTTTATTACAGATATATGAAGATGGATATTCAGGAATTGTATCTAGTAATCTAACACTCGGTCCAAACCCAGTAGTTATATCATATCAACAAGATGATGATTTTTTCAATCCAATTATAGGTAGTTCTTGTAAATTACAATTTTATATAGAAGAAGGAACTGGTGGTGATGCTTGGGAACAAGAGAATACAAATTGGAATCTTGCTAACTTTTTATGGAATGCAGAGGGTAGTATTAATTTTTTAGAACCTAGTAATGATAGAGAATTTCAAGTTGTAGTTTCTTCAAGAAGAATTAATGGTACAAGTGATGCTTATGCTGTAGCTAATAGATTAAAAGATGATTCTGTAGATTTCACAACTTCCTTAGAAGTTGGTGATGTTGTTATAAATAATACAACTGGTGAAACAACAACTGTAGCACAAGTAAGTAGTGCAACAATTATAAAATTATCTTCAGATATTTTTTCTGATAGTGGTGGAGAAAGTTATGATATTTATAGAAAGTATTGGACTGGTTTTATTATGCAAGATTCATTTAATCTTCCTTTACAATCTTTTCCTTTTCTTATTGAGGCTTATGCATCAGATTTAATTGGAACTTTAGAAGGGTATGATTATGAATTGACTACTGTGAGACCTTCAGCATTTGAGGCGTTAAGAGAATGTCTTAGACAAATAAATTTAGAGAATGGACAAGGTGATGCTGGTAAATCTTTAGATTTTTCATATAAATTTTTATGTAGATTGCAACAAACTTCTGCATCATCTGTAACACCATCTAAAGGAAATCCATTTGCTCAAACATTTATTAATGACATACAAGCATTTAAAAATCAAAATGGTAATCCATTAGATGCAAAATTTATAATTAACAATTTATTGTTAATGTTTAACTGTAGAATATTCCAGCATAATTCTACTTGGACAATTATTTCTAATGATGCATTATCATTATCTGCATTTAATCAAAATTATTCTTCTAGTAATCCTTCACAGTTTATTACTTATGATAAAAATGGTTCTAATGAAAGCACACTATCTATTGCTAATCCAATAAAAAATATAAACAGTACAGAAAATGCAGATACAATACAACCATTAAATAGAGATTTAATTAAAAGTATTAGGAGACCAGCTATTAGAAATAGAGTGAATATAAGAATTAAAGACACACTACAATCAGACGTTACTAATGGTGATTTTGAAAGTGTTTCAGCACCTTCAGGTTCTATACCATCAGATGCTTATTCTATTAATACTTGGACAATTACAGATACTGCTAATACTTTTGCAGTTGATGAAGATACTGCAACTTATGGAATTACACCATATCAGGGTAGTTATTCAATGTTGAATATAGGAAATGATACTACTGGTGGTGGTGCTACTACTGTTATTGCATCAAACAATACTGCTAGTTATAGCAATACATTTTTATCAACTGATTTTGATTTTCAGTTTTCTATTTTTGCAGACCAGCCAGCAACCTATGATGGTAACTTATTAAATTATAATTTGTACTTTAGATTATTTCTAACACCTGATGGTGGTGGAAGTGTAAGATACTGGTCAGTACAAGATAATGAATGGACTACTGCAACACCTACTTATAATAGAATTAATAATGATGTAGCAAATGAATGGATAAGATATAATTTCAAAATTACACCTATTCCAGTATCAGGTGCTGTTACAATAGAATTATATGAGCCTGAAGAAGCAAACTTTCCAAGTGGCACAAATTTTAGAATGTACTTTGATGAAT